GATAATACTTATTCTGTTCATTGTAATTATATAGCAAGTTATACTAATCAAGGTGGAACTGAATATCAACAAAATGGTTCAGTTATGTATGATGTTACTGCTGGACAACAAATTAATTATTTTAAAGTTGTTAATGCTACTCAAAATATAGATGAAGGTCGAGTAATATTATATGGATTTAATCAATAAGGATAAATATGAAAATAGCAATTAATGGAATTATTAGAGAATGTACACCAGAAGAAGAAGCTAAAATTTTAGACGAAAGATCAAAAGTAACTGTTGTTGAAAAATCTTATAGCGAAGATAAAGCAGAAAAAAAAGCATCTGGTAAACAAAAATTAAAAGACTTGGGATTAGATGATGACGAAATCCAAGCATTAATGGGAGCATAATGGCAGACGGAACTTTAAAAGTAGGAACAATAACAACTAGCTCTGGATCGGGGACAATTACTATTGGTCAGAGTGGAGAGACTGTTAGCATTCCTGCGGGAACAACACTTTCTGGTGCGGGGACCAACACGCCAGCCTTTATGGCTTATCTAAGTGGAAATCAAACGGTTAGTGACGGCGTTATGACTAAAATTGCTTTTAATGTGGAAAGATTAGACACTGATAGTTGTTTTGATCTTAGTACTTATAGATTTACGCCCACAGCGGCTGGGAAATATATAGCTTTCTGTTATCTAGAAGGTTACTCGGCGGGAGCATCAGCTTTAAGAGCAGTAAACATAGACGTATATAAAAATGGGTCGGGTTATCATAGAGTAAGATTCGATATGAGTAATAATGATGGATTTTTAATGCCCAATTTTACTAATGTTATTGTCGAGATGAATGGTACAACAGACTATTTAGAGTTTTATGGAGCTGCAGATGGAACATCAGGAACTCAATATTTTGTAGGAGATTCAGATACTCAAACATATTGTGGGGCATATAGATTAATAGGAGCATAAGGATAAAAATTATGATAAAGGAGTACAATGACTAGTATATTAAAAGCAGACACAATCCAAGACGCAGCAGGTAATAATATTATCAACGAAGCTGGTGATGTTATTACAATTGGCGCGAGTGGGGATACTATAACTATTCCTAGTGGGGCAACACTTACTAATAATGGGACAGCAACAGGATTTGGTGGAATTACAGAAGCTGATGAGTGGAGAGTAACAAGTAATTTTAGTGGCGATGCCGCACCTATTGCATCTAATTGGGAACGAAATGATACTGAGTTTTCTAAAATAGGGACAGGAATGTCAGAAAGTTCTGGTGTCTTTACTTTTCCAAGTACAGGCATTTGGTTATTATTGGCACAGGCAACATTTTCTAATAATACAGGCAATTGTCATTACAACGGAGTTGTTATTAGATGCACATCAAACAATGGAGGTGCATGGAATGGCAGAGCAGACGGTAATGGGTCAGTATCAAGACCAACATCAAATAATTATTATACTCAAGTAGCTGTTAAATGTATGTTTGATGTAACAGATACAGCTAATGATAAAACTAGTTTACAAGTATATAATCAAGAAGCTAATTCGATTATTTATGGAAATTCAAATGGGCAAACTACGGGCATGACGTTCATTCGTCTGGGAGATACATAAAATGGATATTAATGGCAGACCAGATCACATAGAAGATTATTTAGTTTCATTACATATTGGACAATGGTTTGGTTGGAGTGATAGTAAAAATAAAATTTATGCTAATTTAATTATACATGACAATAGTAAAACAAAACCTACTGAACAAGAATGTAATGATGGTTTAGCAACTATGCAATCTAATTTTGATACTAGACAAACAAATTTTACAAACAACACACTTTCAGGCAAAGCAAAATTAAAAACCGGCGAGGCTTTAACTGACGCAGAAGTGGAGGCATTGTTCGGATAATGGCACTAACAAGACTTACATCCGCAAACGCAATACCTGATGATTCAATCGCCAATGTTAAAATGGCGAACATCGTTCAGTCGAAGAATATAGTAATTAATGGAGATATGAGTGTAGCTCAAAGAGCAACTTCAACAGCTTCTATTACTTCTGCTGGTTTTCAAACTGTTGATAGATTTTATACCGGAGTAACGACTGCTGGAACATGGACACAATCACAAGATACAGATGTACCAAGTGGACAAGGCTTTGCAACATCTTTAAAAATGGACTGTACAACAGCTGATGGTTCTTTAGCCGCTGGGGATTTAGTTCAATTAGTTCAATATATTGAAGGACAAAATGTACAATATTTAAAATGGGGGACTTCGTCTGCTCAAAGCTTAACTTTATCTTTCTGGGTAAAATCAGTTAAGACTGGAACCTATATTGCTGAATTAAGAAACTCTGATAATACAAGAACTATAGCAAAATCTTATACAGTAGATAGTGCTTCAACTTGGGAAAAGAAAACTATAACTTTTGTTGGAGATACAGATTCTGGACCCAATAATGATAATGGCGAAGGTTTAAGATTAACTTTATGGTTGGCTGCTGGCTCAACTTATACATCTGGAACTTTGGCTACATCTTGGGAAGCTACTACGCAAGCAAACAGAGCTGTGGGACAAGTTAACCTTGCGGACAGCACATCAAATGATTTTTGGATTACAGGAATACAATTAGAAACCGGCGATACAGCTTCCGAGTTTGAATTTTTACCTTATGGTGTCAATTTAAGAAGATGTCAGAGATACTTTTATATGAGAGCGGATGGTAGGTTAGAATCAACTTCACCAAGTGTATTAACTGCTGGATTATATGCCAACAATTTCTTTTATGCCGCAGTTCAATTTCCAGTTCAAATGAGAGCTGCTCCTACATTATATCAAGCATCTGGCAGTAATCTTTGGAGCTATTGGAGACATAGCTCTAGCGTAAATTTTGACTCATTTGATATAGCTAATGCTAATAGAATAAATTGTAGAATTAATAATAATGCAGGTACTTTAGGCACCCAAGACTATACAGGTTGGTGTGCTGGTAATGCTACTGCTTCATGTTTCTTAGGATTTACTGCAGAGTTATAAAATGACAAAAAAATATAAATTAATAAAAAATCGTATAACAAATGAAATTGATAGTGTTCGTTTAACAAAAACTGGTAGTAACGTATTGTTATGTATACCATTCGTTGAAGAAAATACAGACTATCAAGAGTATCTAAAATGGGTTGCTGACGGCGGAACAGTAGAGGACGCCGATGAATAAGATAGAGGGCAATAACATCATCGACAACGGAGCGTAGATCATGCTCTTAGGAAGTAGTTCTTTTGCTGGGTTACCCTTTGCATCTATTACCAATAATAATAGTGTAACAATTACACCTACTAAGATTCAAGTAACTCTTGGTATTGGAAATATTGGAATTACCGCAGATTCTGTCACAGAACTTCCACATAGCAGTCAAGTTGTTTTAGGACTTGGAACTGTTACTGTTACAGCTAGTGCCGAGGTTGATCCAACTAAATCATCATATGTTCTAGGAACTGGAAGTGTTACAGTTTCTGCAGATGCTAATGTTACTGCTGTTAAAAATCAGGTTGTAATTAGTTCAGGAACTGTTACAATCACCGCTGACGCAAATGTTACACCTACAGGAAGCACTTTCTCGCTTTCTTCAGGGGTTGCATCTGCAATAGTATGGAGTGAAATTGGACCTGGTGTTACAATGACATGGACACCAATAGTCCCTTATTAAAATTATGGCATCAAGTTATTCAACAAATACCCAATTAGAACTTATTACAACTGGTGAAAAAGCTGGTCAATGGGGTACAATTACTAATACTAATCTACAAATTTTAGAACAATCATCTACTGGAGTAGCCTCTATTGATATGGCTGGAGCTAGTGTTACACTTGCTTTAACTGATGGAGCTACTTCTAATGGTAAAAATATGTACCTTAGATTGTATGGTACATTAGCGGCTAATAGAACTTTAACTATGCCAGCTACGGCTAATAGAGTTTGGTTCATTAAAGATGATACTAATAGAAATGGAACTAATAAATATACATTAAGTGTTTTAACTGCTTCAGGAACATCGCAACCTGTGCCAGTTGGAGCTACTATGCTATGTAAGTCTGATGGAACGAACACTGTTACTACTCTTTTGGAAAAAGGATTTGTTCCAATTGATCATACTTACACACCTTATTTAGCTGTCGCAGGAGATCAAATTTTTTGTAATACATCTACATCTGCGTTAACGGTAACTCTCCCAGCTTCACCGTCTACAGGCGATGAAGTTACAATAATTGATTCAAGAGGAAACTTTAATTCTAACAATGTTACTGTTGGTAGAAATGGACAGCCTATTATGAGTGCAACAAGCGATGATGCTCTAACTGTCAATGGACAATCAGCAACACTCATATATCTTGATGCTACTAGGGGATGGGCTTATAAAAACAATACGACAGTATTCCCAACATAGGAGCTTAAAAGATGGCTCTTGTCAATTTTAAATTCCAACCCGGTATTGATAAACAGGATACTCCGGTAGGGGCAGAAAACCGATGGATAGATTCAGACAACACTAGATTTAGATATGGTCTTCCTGAAAAAGTAGGAGGATGGGCTTCTTTATTATCAGACACAACTATTCATGGAGTTGCTAGAAAAATTCACGCCTTTGTAGATACCGATGGAAATAGATACGTAGCTATTGGTACTGATAAATTTTTACTTATATATTTTGAAGGACAACTATACGATATTACTCCGTGGAGATCTAATAATGCAGGGGCTCAAACTACTTTTGGAGCTTCTACTATAACTACTAATAGTACTGCTCCCGGTACTTCTATAACTATTACTACAGGATCTGCTCACGGTTTAGAAGTAGGAGATATAGTTGCTTTAGAATCTGTTACTATGCCTACTGGTTCAGGTATAAATAAAAACAAGATTGAATATACAAGTAGCGATAAACAAGTTTGTCAAGTTATAACCGTTCCAAGTAATGTTACATTTACTATTACATCT